CGTGACTCGGGCAAGATGATAGTGGTCACTGAGGGTGAGATTGATGCTCTCTCTGTATCACAATTACAAAACAATAAATATCCTGTGGTGTCTGTTCCAAATGGAGCACAAGGTGCATCACGGGCTATACGCAAGAGCATTACCTTTCTGGAGAAGTTTCAGAAGGTAGTGTTCATGTTTGATATGGATGATGTTGGTAAGGATGCCGCATTAGAATGTGCAAAGCTTCTATCGCCAGGAAAAGCCCATATCGCACACCTTGATCTTAAAGACCCTAACGAAATGCTTCTAGCAGGGCGTGGGGCTGATGTTATTGATGCTATCTGGGGTGCTAAACAATACCGTCCCGATGGTATCATCAACGCTGCCGACCTCTGGGATACAGTAAGAGGCAGTAACGATAGCTTCCGTGTACCTTACCCCTTCTCAGGACTCAATACACCTACCTATGGAGTAGGGCTTAGGGAGCTTACAACTATTACCGCTGGGACGGGCGTTGGAAAGTCAGCGTTTGTCCGAGAGATAGCCTATGATCTACTGATGAATAAGGACATGGCGGTGGGCATGATGATGCTCGAGGAAGGTCTGCGTCGAACGATGCAGGGTATGCTCGGTATCCATATGAACAAAGTCCTTCATGTTGATTCAACGGTAGAAGAAGGTGAACTGCGTAAATCGTTTGATGCGGTGACTAAAGATAACAGGTTACACCTATATGACAGCTTTGGGTCTACTGATCCCGATGTGCTTATAGAGAAGCTCAGATATATGGCTGTAGGTTTAGGATGTGACTTTATTATCTTTGACCATATCTCGATTGCTATCGCAGGACTAGATGTCGATGACCGAAAGGCACTCGATATCATGGTCACAAAGCTACGCTCACTTGTCGAAGAGACAGGCGTAGGTCTTCTCATGGTAGCGCATCTGCGTCGCCTTGAGGGTAATAAAGGCCACGAGAATGGAGTTACGACTAGTCTTAGTCATCTCCGTGGCTCTCAATCAATAGCTCAAACCTCTGATGTGGTGATTGGTCTTGAAAGAGACCAGCAAGGTGAGAACCGAAACATAACTACAGTTCGCATTTTGAAAAATCGCTTCAGCGGTATCACGGGTGAGTGTTGTCAGCTCAAATATGAAGAGCGTACTGGCAGATTAACCGAAGTGACAACGGAGGCATTCCAAGATGGAGATATCTACTGATGATTCAATATTTGAGATGGCTGAAATGACAGCCTTGATTGCAGTAAAAAATCCAGATTGGCAACAGCTTCATAACTTCTTTAATACACAAGCCCAATCACTTGAGCACAATGGATGGAAGAAAAGGAACGGTATGACACAACACGATAAAATCCTAAATCATATGCGTACAGCAGGGTCAATATCAGTACGGGAAGCCATGAATGATTATAGCATCCACAAGCTTGCTACTCGCATTTCAGAGCTTCGTAGTGCTGGTTATAATATTGAACACAAGGTTCAGTATCATCCAGTAACTAAGCAGAAGTATTACCGTTATAATCTTGCGGCTTCTTGATTGACATAGGAGATGTGGATGCGATTAGTATTCGACCTTGAAAGCAATGGACTACTTGACGAGCTGGATCGTATCCACTGCCTGTGCTTAAAAGATATAGACACCGAACAAACATATAGCTTCGCACCTTCTGAGGTGGAAACTGGTGTCAAGATGCTGATGGATGCTGACCTTATTATAGGACACAACGTCATCAGCTTTGATATACCAGCAATCAAGAAGGTGTATCCGTGGTTTCGAATCCGAAAATCACGGGTAAGAGACACTTTGGTTATGTCCCTGTTACTTTACCCTGATCTCAGTGACCGAGATTATCGTTTAGTAGCAACTGACGAAAGCTTCCCAAAAAAGTTGATTGGTAAGCACCGTCTAGAGGCATGGGGTCATAGGCTAAAGTGTTTCAAAGGTGACTATGATGGCGGTTGGTCAGAATGGTCACAGGTTATGCAGGATTACTGCGAACAGGATGTGGAGGTCACCGACAGGCTGTGGAAGCTGATCGAGTCTAAAGATGTCTCTTCTGTTGCAACCGAACTTGAACATCAGGTCAAGTGGGTTATTGCGGAGCAGGAGCGTTGTGGTTTTCCTTTCGACGAGGACTTAGCGTTGCATCTTAAAAAGACGTTGGATAAACGTCGGGCAGAACTCGAAGCGGAACTACAGGACGCATTCCCACCTTGGGAACAGGAACTAGGTTTGTTCACCCCCAAGGTTAATAATAAGTCTCGAGGATACGTCAAAGGCGTACCCATAATGAAGAAAAAGACTGTGGTATTCAATCCTGGCTCTAGGATGCATATCGAGTCTAGGCTCAAGGCTATCCACGGATGGAAGCCCAAGGAGTTCACTGAAGACGGAAGAGCTAAAGTAGATGAACGTGTATTATCTAGTTTAACTTACCCCGAAGCGAAGCTCCTGAGCGAATACTTAACTGTGCAAAAGCGTATAGGTCAGGTGGCTGATGGTGCAAACGGCTGGCTCAAAAAAGTCAGAGATGGACGTATCTATGGTCAAGTTATCACAAATGGTGCTGTTACAGGCCGAGCTACACACAGATCACCCAATGTAGCCCAGACTCCTGCTGTCTATGTCCCTTATGGCAAAGAGTGTAGGTCATGCTGGACTTCATCAAAACACCGTGTGCTGATCGGAGCAGACGTTTCTGGGCTTGAGCTTAGAATGTTGGCAAACGAGATGTGGCGGTTTGATGATGGTGCATATGCAAAGGAAGTAGTGGATGGAGATATTCACACCGCTAACCAGACCGCAGCCGAACTCCCAACGAGGAATGATGCAAAGACTTTTATCTATGCGTTTCTCTACGGTGCTGGTGACGCTAAGATTGGCTCTATTATCGGCAAGGGTGCGACTGCTGGTCGTGAGATTAAGAAGAAGTTCTTCGAGAAAGTCCCTGCCTTAGAGCGTCTGGTAAAACAAGTAAAGACACAAGCTGGTGACAAAGGTTATCTACTTGGTCTCGATGGTAGACAGTTACACATACGGTCTACTCATGCTGCTCTCAACACTCTATTACAGTCGGCTGGTGCGCTGGTCTGTAAGCAGTGGCTTGTGGAGGTAGACAAGGAACTACGCTCCAGAGGGTGGCAAGACAGATGTCAGCAAGTGGCATGGATTCATGATGAACTACAGTTCGACTGTGATGCGATGATTGCAGAAGAATGCGGTCAGCTCATCGTGGACTGCATTGCCAAAGCTGGTCAACACTTCAACGTCCAAGTCCCATTAACTGGTGAATACAACATCGGAGCTAACTGGGCTGAGACACACTAGGAGAAGATATGGCGAAGAATACGCTCCTAATTGATGGAGATATTGTAGCCTTTCAAGCATCTGCTTCTTTAGAACATCCTACAAAGTATGATGAAGACACTTGGATACTCTGGGCGTCTGAGTCTGACACTAAAGCTAAATTCAATGACATGATTTCCACCCTGCTCGAAAAGTCAGGGTGTGGAGATGTTATTATAGCTTTTTCTGATAAGGAAAACTTCCGTAAAGAACTAGATGCTAAATATAAGGCTAATCGAGCTAAGACCAGAAAGCCTATGCTTCTGCCCTTGCTCAGAGACTACTGCCAAGCAAAGTATCGTACACTAATCTACCCTCGTATTGAGGCTGATGATGTACTAGGTTTGTGCGGCACATACGAACCTCTTTTTGAAGAGTGTGTCATCTACAGTATCGATAAAGATTTAATGCAAATCCAAGGTCGACACTTGATTGATGACGAAATCGTTGAAGTAACGCCTGAACAGGCTGACTACTTCTTTCTAAAACAAGTCCTCACTGGCGACCAAGCCGATAACTATGCTGGATGCAAAGGTATTGGTGAGAAGAGAGCTACTGCTATTCTTGACGAAGAACCTACATGGGATGCTGTCGTTAAGGCTTACGAAAAAGCAGGGCTGTCAGAAGAGGATGCCATACACCAAGCACAACTCGCTCGTATCCTAAGACACGGTGAGTATGACTTGGCGTCGCAAAAGGTAAAGCTCTGGAGACCCAATGGAAGATAAAGTAAACAGCCCTAAACATTATGTTACAGGTGAAATAGAAACCATCGATTACATCATTGATGTTCTTGGTGAGTTCGACACCATTCATTACTGCCACGGAAATATACTGAAGTACTTGAGCACTCGTCTTTGGAATAAAGGCAATGCCCTCGAAAATGCAAAAAAAGCTCAGTGGTATCTGAACCTTATGGTTAAGCAACTAGAGAGTACGGAGGGGACGCAGTGGTGAATTATGTAGCTCGAGAAGCAAAAGTTTCTGAATTTCACAAAGCTATGGAAATGAAACGTCAGGTGAGCTTCGACACTAAGGAGCTTACCGCAAAAGAACTAATTGATTTCATTCATATGAGAATGACATTGATTCAAGAGGAAGTACTCGAATTGAAAGAGGCATCCGATCATATATGTATGCGACTACACAATAATCAGACAGTCGCTACATCTGAAAAAGCCCACTTACTGAAAGAACTAGCTGATGTTCAGTACGTTGTTTCGGGCTTTGCCGATGCCTTTGACCTTCCTATACAGCCAGCATTCAACCGAGTTCACGACAGCAATATGTCTAAGCTTGAGGATGGGAAACCAGTGAAGCGAGAGGACGGTAAAGTCCTCAAAGGCAAGAACTATAAACCCCCATACTTAGAAGACTTGGTAGAATAATGGCATTCAAATCTAACAATAATCCGATGTTCCGATCTAAATTTAGTGAGGACATCTTCAATCACAAATACGCACACGATGGCTGCGAGACTTGGGCAGACTTAGCAAAGACACTTGTAAAAGATGTCTGTACTGAGATGTCTCAGTCTGATGCAGAACAACTCCAACAATACATCACAGAACTCAAGTTTATCCCAGGTGGTAGATATCTGTACTACGCTGGGCGTCCAAATAAGTTCTTCAATAATTGCTACTTACTAAAAGCAGAAGAAGACACTCGTGAGGATTGGGCTAACCTGTCTTGGAAAGCTGAGAGCTGCCTGATGACAGGTGGTGGAATTGGTGTCGATTATAGTGTTTACCGCCCTGCTGGAGCTACCATCAGTCGAACTGGTGGTCAGGCTTCTGGCTCTGTAACCAAGATGAATATGATTAATGAAATTGGTCGTAGGGTTATGCAAGGCGGTAGCCGTCGGTCTGCTATCTATGCATCCCTTAATTGGAAGCATGGTGATATTCAGGATTTCCTGAAAGCAAAAGATTGGCAAAATATGCCTGTAGGTAGCACAGGTAAATCCCTATGGGATATCAAGCAAGAAGACTTCAACTTTCCTGCACCGCTAGATATGACAAACATCAGTGTAAACTATGACACTGAATGGCTTTTAAATTACTGGCAAACTGGTGAGGTAGGTGATGTCTTTAAAGAAAATGTACGTCAAGCACTGAAGTCAGCAGAGCCTGGATTTAGTTTCAACTTCTTTGATAAAGAAAAAGAGACATTACGAAACGCTTGCACGGAAGTTACATCTGCCGATGATTCAGACGTATGTAACTTGGGAAGCATTAACTTAGGTCGCGTCGACGATATTGAAGAGTTTCGCAATATTGTAGACCTTGCAACCAAGTTTCTGATCTGTGGTACGTTACAAGCAAAACTTCCATATAGAGCTGTCTATGAGACACGGGAAAAGAACCGTCGTCTAGGTCTCGGTTTGATGGGTATGCATGAGTGGCTAATTAAGAAAGGTTACAGATATGAAGTTACCCCTGAACTACACCAGTGGTTATCTATATATAAAGGACAGTCTGATAAAACTAGCAGAGAATTCTCTGATTATTTATCGATATCCCGTCCAGTTGCAAACAGGGCAATTGCTCCTACTGGTAGTATTGGTATTCTTGCTGGTACATCTACTGGGGTAGAACCCATATTTGCAGTTGCGTACAAGCGTCGATATCTCAAAGGACAAAACCGCTGGCATTATCAGTATGTCGTAGACTCTGCTGCACAAGAACTGATTGATATGTACGGGGCTGACCCTGACAAGATTGAATCATCTCTAGACCTTGCTGAGGACTATGAGCGTCGCATGATGTTCCA